CTAATCAAGATGTTTCTGGTGCTTCAGCATCTTTGGTTGTTGATGGTGGCGTGATTGTTGGTAAGAAATTACAAGTTGCTACCAATCTTGCAGTAAATGGTAGTTCTATTACTACTACAAGAACTGGAACATTCCAATTACTAACAAATTCTTCTATCACTACTGCAAATGTCTTTACTGGTGCATCCACAGTTAATCTTGGCAATACCACTAGTACTGTAAATGTTAGAGATAATTTTGATGTTACTGGCAATGCTGATATTGGTGGACTATTCTCTGTTGCTCAAGACGTTTCTGTGAATGGCACGATCTCTTGTGGTGGAAATCTAGGCGTTGGAAGTAACCTCTCTGTTACTGGATCAACAACAATTGAGCAAACCTTAACAGTTAATGGTGGTGATTTTGAATTAACTAATTCAGGAACTCCAATATTCAGAATAAAATCAGATAGTTCTATTGATGCATTTATTGGTGCAGATGGTAATATTATTCAGAACTTCTTTGCACCTAGTGGTGCTAGAAAGTGGACAACATTACCTGGAAGTTCTGAATCAAATCCAATTACTGCAAATGTTGGTTACTTTGTTCAAAGTGGCACTATTGCTTACCTACCATCCAATCCAACCACAGGAGATATGATTCATTTTATTGATGTTAATGGTAATTTAGATTATAATAGTTTCTTGGTTGTCAAAGGAGCTAGTGGTCAATCTGTTCAAGGATCTAGTAGTGGATCGTTAGCTACTGGAAGTGGTGGTGAGTTGGTTGTTAATACTCCAAATGCAGCATTCTCTATTGTATGGTCTGGATCTGGTTGGCACCTAACTAATGTATAATAAAGGAGATTAAAAATGCCTTCAGAAAGTTACAATAACGTAAGAGTAAACGAGGGTTGTGCAATAGGAACAATTATTGCATTTGCTGGTGGAGTTGCAAATATTCCAAAGGGATGGTTAGCTTGTGATGGTAGATTATATAATGGTTCTGATGGTTCAAATGGACAAGTGAGGGGATATGATCAGTTATATGCGGTTATAGGAAATAGATATGGTGGCGATGCTCCAAATTTTAAAGTTCCAAAATTACAAGGAGCAACTGCAGACCTTAAAGCTGGTTATGCTAATCAACCTGGCGGCGGTGCGCCAGGTAAATATGAACAATATCTGGGTTATGAAAGTGGAACTCCAAACACAAATGTTAATGAAGATTTTAGAGCTGTAAATACAGAATCTACATTTGATTTACGAGTTGAAATTCTTCCAGTAGAAGAGACACGATTTTCTTGTATAGTTGAAGATATTACATTAAATGAACCATCTTTTTCTGGAAATATTTCTTTTGTTCCAAGAATGTTGGGAGATCATCATTTTGGCACACACTCTCATGGTGGCACATATCCATCTATAAAAAGAGATCCTCAACTTTTTGGATTGCGAGTAGATGGTGTTCCAGACGAAGGAGTAACTTATTCTCAATCCCAAGACGTAAGAAATTATCCATGTGAATCAAATGGTAATTATGGATATGGTCCTAATACTAGTGGATGTTCTTATGTTGTTGTTAGTGGCGGCAATGCTAATAATGGTAATATTGGTAATCCACCAAGATTTGACAGTAATGTTATTGGAACTGTATCATCTATTAATATCAATAACAGTAATGACCAAGTTAATTATGGTAGTAATGTTCACTGGGGAACATCTAACAAATCTAGATCTTCTGGTACTTATGGTAAAAACATATTTGCTCAAGGACATGTTCAAGGAGCTGATGTAGGAGAAGCTTGGAATCTAGCTGATGATGATTCTTTTCCCGATTCACCTGTTATTACTTTTCCAGCAAGAAATCTAATCGATCCATTCAATTCGAATTGCAGAGATAGAGTTCTAACTAGAAGTGGATACACTACACCTAATGAAGATACTAGTGAGAATCCATCTGGTAAATTTGGATATCCAGTGTGTCTAAATAATAACAATGATACTTGGAGTGGTTTTGCACATGATCATCCAACTGTTACATATGATATTAACATTGGATCGGTTAAAGCTCCCAGTACAATTTTTATCAATAATGTGACTATTGGTGATGTTAAACCTGTGAATTCTGCTTTTACAGAAGTTGCAAATATTGTTTTTGATTCAACTGAAGGCGTTTCGGCAAATTTACTGTATATTATCAGGGCATATTAAATGGCAGGGGAAACATTTTACGAGGTAGAAAAAGGAAAATATGGATTATTCACTGGATGTGTAGTTCCATTTCCTAGATTTTTAAGTGGGAGTAGTCCTAATGGTGCGGATTGGAAAGATTTTGTTCCTGCAGGATTTTTGCGTTGTGATGGTGCAAAATATAGAGGACGTGATTATCCAGTTCTTGCAAATATCCTTGGAATGGGATCTACCTCTAAATTTAAAAAATTTAATGTTGAATTGGAAGAACCAACAGAAGATTTGACATTCGGTCAGTTTCAAGTTCCAGATCTTGGAGCAAAATATATTAATGCATCTACTATTTCTGGTGGATATAATAATTTGTATGCAACTAATAGTGCTGGAAATCCAGTACCTACATCTGGTGTTTCTGGAGAAATTGTTTTAAATCAAGGAGAAGATATTGATGTTTTTTATACAGGAAACTTCTTACTTGGATCATCTCCAGTTTTTATGCCTTCTGCAATGAATTTTGTTTCGACATTAATTCCTATTGCACCAGCTTCATCAATTCAATCTGCTGGATTTCTTCCACATACACATTTTTCTCAATGTACTGTTTTGCGGGGTGGGGTAGCTAATACTGATAATATTATTACCCAAGTTGATGGAACACCTTCTAGTGGTCAGGTTGTTGAAAAAGCACAAGGTAGTCCATCTCAAGCTATATCATCAATTACTGGATCAGAGTCTGGAACAGATCATAATCATTTTTTCAATGCTACAGCACTTACAAGACAAACGGAACTTGTTTTAAATCAAGCAGAATTAACTTCTGCTTTTCTAACTACGACAGTTAGTCTCAATAATGAGAATACAATTAAATTCGATGATATACAACATAAATATAGGTTAGTTGAATGGTTGATTAAATTCTGATGTCTGTTGCTTATAATAAAATTCGCACTAGATCTGGTGGTCCATCAATTGGCACTATCATGCAAGTGGTTAGACCTGCATCTTGGACTCCTGGATCTGATAACTGGAATATTAGTAATTTATATCCAGGATGGATTGAATGTGATGGTAGGAGTTTAGATGCAACTGATAGTAGATATTCGGAACTCTATAGATTAATTGGAAATACATATGGTGGAACTCCAAATTCAACTTTTAAACTGCCAGATTATCGTGGTGTGAAATTAATGGGGACTGGAAAAGTTGATGGTAACAATGGATCCAGTCCATCACTTTCTCCTCAATATGGTCCTGATGGTACTGAAGGAGCAGGGGGACCTTTAGAACCAGGATCTGTTGGTGGTTCTTATGTTGCTAATGTTACAAGATTTGCTCCTCTAGATTCTGAAGTAAGCATTGGTCCAGTTACTGGTCAGGGTGACGCTGTTGGTGAAAAAGTATGGTATTATGCATCTGAATTTGGAAATCTTGGTTCAGTAAATACATCTGATGCACGAAAAATACCATTTGGTAATGGTCAAAGAGAAATTGGTGGATTTGCAAAACCTTTATTTGCTGAAATCATACCAAATGATGAATATTATTCTCTTACAGCTGCTGGTAATCTTAACTCTGGAACTGAAAGAACGGTGACTATAAGCAATGTAAATCTCACAAATTATGATAAAATATTTTTTACTGTGATTGCTGGTAACGATGTTAATGGTGGAGAGAGACCACAAACAGAGGGTACTCCTGGAGATAATTTAGTTGTCAGATTTTCAAAAGGAGGTGTTTCTCAAGATGTTACTCTCATTCCTGCAAAAGGTAATACTGGATTAACATTTGATGAGTGGGATATTAAATATGCGACATGGAATACAGTTACAGTTGATATTCCTGAATTTATGAAAGGAACTGGAGGTACTATTCAGTTTATAGCATCAGTTAATTTTGATGGTGTTTTTGGTCCAGAGGGGTACGATGGTACTGAATTTAAGAATCAATACTATACAAATTAGGGGGTGAACGTAAATGGGTATTCAAACATGGTGGGATAGTAGGAATGGTGGTGTATCACCTGTAACTGCTGGAAGAGAAGGTGGTAGTTCAAATGTTAGTAATGGTGCATGGGGAGCGTTTATGACCGCCTATGCACGAACTAGTTTCAATCAGAATTCGGATCCAGCTCCTGATGAAACAGCGACATACATGAAAACAATCACAGCTCCATTCAGTGGAACATATACATTATCAGGTGCTGCTGATAATTCTGGTAGCATGGAATTTATGAATAATGCTGGTACCATCGTATTAGCACAGAGTGCAACAAGTGGTTTTGCTGCATCAGTAAGTAATGTAAATAGTGTTTCTTACGATTTCGTTCAAGGTGAAAATTTTAAAATTCGCTTAACATATAGCAATTTTGCTAATGGTAGTGCTTTTAGTTCTAATCCAGGTGCTGGAGCTTTCTTACTTGAGGGTCCAGATGAAGAACCACCACTTGATACACCAAACATTACTCTTTCTGCATCTCCTTCGTCTATTACAGTAGGAGGGACAACAACATTAACATGGAATACTCCTAATTTTGATAATACCAAATTAGACTTATACAATGCACAATTTATTTGGGATTTGCAACCATATAGTGGAGTAGTTGGCAGATCGGGAAGTGCTACCGTTACTCTAAACACTACAACAACTTTTCTCTATACAGTAACAAGAAGAGATGACCCTACTACATTTAACCAAGCTCAGACAATAGTTACTGTAACTCAACCACCAGCTGATTTAGATCTTAAGATTAATGATAATGGAGCTTTAGTAACGAGTATTACTATTGAGAGGGGAGATGTAGTTAATTTACAATGGACAGCTGCTGATTTTACGTTAGGAACTTTAACATTAACTGGCATTAATGGTGATCCTGATAATCCAGGTTTCGTCCCTTTTTCTCCTGATGTGGATACAGATTATACATTAAGTGCGCTTGGTCTTGATGGAGTTACTACTTATCAGACAACTGTTTCAGTTGATGTTGTTGATCCTAGTAATCCTATAGATAATCCAGGAGCTGGTAGTAGTCCTACTACTAGTTATCCACCAGAACCCAACCCAGCAGCTGATCCTGAAGAACCAGGCGGTGATCCTGATTTTCCAGGAACTGGTCTTCTTGATGCTTATGGTGTGTTAAGAATTGGATTATTAAATACAAGTGATTCAGCACCAAATACTTTCCAAACTAATGTAGTAGATGATACTTTCAGCGTTGGTAGATATAGAACTGATGGTTGGGATCAAACTACTAGCTTTGTAGAAGCTACATTTAATGGTAATGTTGAATTTAAAGTTGGAGATAATAATAATCAAGGAACTAGTAAAGCATTTATATTTGGTGTTCCACCACATTCTCACTATGTTTTCGGAACTCAAGCAACTGGATTTTCTTTCTTCGCCACAGCTAGAAGTGGTGGAACACCAGCAGGAACAAAATTTACTGACGATGCTAGAAATGCTGCATTGGAAGATGACCCACAACCAATAGTTGAATATGATAGAAATGGTGGATCACTTCGCTCTCATTCGCATCATTTATCTTTAGGACCTGTTTCTGGTGTAGCAAGATTAGGAAATGATAATAAATCTGGTAACTATGGTGGTCTTAACGATGATACTCCTTTAAATCCAGGAGCGGGATATTGGAACACTAGTGATGATGGAAATGGAACATTTAATGAACAAGTTGATCAGTCCACTAATTATAATATAGGAAAGAGACTCACTAAAACTATTGATGTTTCAAATGAAATGGGTGTTACTCCAAACATTGGAACTGTTATTATGACAAATAGATCAAGAATTGCATTTGATGAGTCATTAAGAGTATACTTGCAATCTGGAGAGGGAATTAATTTAATAGGTGATTATACGAGAACTAAATATATCATTAAGGCATATGTTGCCAATAATAATGTAAACTTTTAATTTTTCTTTATAAAACTGGAGACTTTACTATGAAATCTCATGATCCGATTCCTCCTATCAAACCTGTTGAGTTGATGGATGGTTATTTCGATGATTTTATTGGTATATGGGATGACTTTGTGCCAAAAGTAGTTTGTGATGAAGCAGTTAAATTGATTGATGATGCTCTTGATACTGATGCGTCTGCTAGATATCTAAGTAGCACAGATTCTCAGTATTCTGATGGATCACAGCAATTTCCCGAACGTAATATGGGTAGAAAAGATTTTTCGATCTTTTTACATTATCACCAAGGTAATCTTGCGCGAACTTTTAATCAATATTTACAAGCATGTTTATTGGATTACATTGAAAATTATGGAAATCTGAAACAGCAAGGGTTAATGTCAACAGATGCAAAATTGCAAAGAACTCCTCCACAGGGAGGTTATCATGTATGGCATAGTGAAAATTCTAATCCAAGAATGCAGGAGAGAGTTCTTGTTTGGTCAATTTACTTAAATGATTTACCAGAGGGTGAAGGAGAAACTGAATTTCTTTATCAATCTAAAAAGGTCCGACCAAAAACTGGAAGAGTTGTAATGTGGCCAGCGGGATTTACTCATGTTCATAGAGGAAATCCTCCCTATACTAAGAATAAATATATTTTAACTGGTTGGTATATTAATATGCCACTCTAACTGCTCAATAGTTTAAACTCATGGAAACTCAAACACCTGTTATTCAATTTGTGAGAAATAACAATACTATTTTTTCTGCTTCCGATAAAACATCTACGACACATCCAATTCCTGCAACTGTTTTAGAAGAATGTAAGAATAGTCTTGGTAGTGCTTTGTGGAATGATGAGGACACCATTGAAATTTTTACGTATTATGATGATGGCACTTATTTTCTTGAAAAGAAGAGATCTGTTTATGATTGGAGATTAAAATTATCAAGACAACAGGCATATGTTGTTGAAGATCTTACAGAAGAAGAATTGGAATCATTAAAAACAAATTTTTTATCTGTATATCAGATATGTCAAGTAAATTTCTTACAAAAAACAAAGCGTGAAGTCGAACAACAGTTAAAACAACAGTTTGGATTTGTTAAACACAATCTCTTTGCCATAAGATGTAGATTTTTGTCTGAAACTGATTGGACTCAACTTCCAGATAATGATTTAACTGACGAACAAACTGAAGAATATAGAGTTTATAGATCTAAGCTTAGAGATATAACGAAGACTGATGCGTGGTTAAATGGGAATTATATTAATGCAAAGTTTCCAATTCCTCCCAATAAATATCATGAATTATATCCAAATGCAGAAGTTGCATATTTAGAAACAGAAGATCAGTGGAACCCAGAAGGTATTGTTATGCTTAAGAGTAAGTTGCTTAGATTTGCACATACTCTTGGATTACAATCAACAACTATTGGAATTGATATGTCCAGACTTGATTCTGCTCTTGATTCTGGAAATCTGGATGATATCAAGCATCAAGTTGATACGGTTCTTAGATATATCGATACTAAGTTTGAAATTGTTTTGAAAGAACGAACAGGAGAGTAAATATGTTTTATATTATTAATAATTTTTTAACACCCGATGAATTGAGAAAACTTAATAATATCTACGATACCGAAGCAAAATTTGCTAGTGGTAAATATGGTAATGAAGAAAATGCATTAATAAAGAATAATTTAGTAATGCAACATGATGATGCATATTATAAATGCGGTGACATCATTAAAAATGAAATGATGCTCAATAGTGAACTAACTCAATATACATCATTGAAAAGAACAAGTGATTTTACATTCACTCAATATAATGAAGGTCATTTTTATGAATCTCATATTGACGCATATTACATGGAGAATTATGTGAGAACAGATATGAGTTGCACCATATTTTTGAATGAACCTGAAGAATATGATGGTGGTGAATTGAGTATTAATCTTGGATCAGATATTGAAGTAAATCATAAACTCAAAGCAGGTAGTTTATTGTTATATCCAACTAATGAATATCATTCTGTTAAACCAGTTACTAGAGGAAAGCGCAGAGTTTGTATATTTTGGATAGAATCTCATATATGTGATCCTGTAATGAGACAAGCAATTGGCGATTTGAGTAGAGTTTTCTTTGAAAACAACGAAGGATTAAATAATGTGGATGATATTAAAAGAGTCATTCAAAAACCAATCTTTTCATTAAAAAAAGTTTTCTCAACCCTTAGTTAGAACAATGTATAATATTAGACTATCCCAAATTCTTTCGTTTTACACAAAACAAACTGAATCAGCATTAAT